AAAACAGAAACCTTGATGTTGATTCTTCAGAAGAGCATTTATCAGAAGAGATGAGAGTTATTTCCAAGAGGACAGGTGAAAAGAAGCCTGTTGCAGTTTATACGGATTCATTAACAGGTCATAAAGTTTCACCTGATGCAGGTTGGAGTTACAATCCCGGAAATTTAAAACAATGGAGGCAAAATAATGGGAACAATTGACACAAAATGTTTAATTAACTGGGTCGGCGGCAAGCGTTTGCTTCGCAAAAAAATAGCTCCGCTAATACCCACAGACATTGTTTCATATCTAGAGCCGTTTGGAGGAGGAGGCTGGATATTGTTTTACCACGATAAATGGGCTGACCTCGAAGTTTATAACGACCTTGATGGCAGGCTTGTAAATTTATTCAGAATCGTAAAATATCATCCTAATGCCTTAAAAGAAGAATTGCAATATTTATTAGGCAGTCGGGAAATGTTCACACAGTTTTTGACAATAAAACCAATAACTGATATTCAAAAAGCTGTTCAATTTTTCTTCCTTATAACCCGTTCTTTTGGAGGCAGAGGTGAAAGCTATGGGTGCACAAAAGTTTCTTGCGGAGGTGCAAGCAAAAGCCAAGCAAATGTATTATTTAAAATCGATGCTATTCATAAAAGACTCGATAAAGTCTTGGTTGAAAATAAAGATTTTGAAGACTTAATAAAACAATATGACCACGAAAATGCATTTTTTTACTGCGACCCGCCTTATTCTTGCGGAGCAGGATATTTTACGACTTCAACTAAAGCCTTTGGTCATGAGCGATTAAGAGAAGTTCTCGGTAAGATTCAAGGCAGGTTTTTGCTTTCCTATGATGATTCGCCAAAAATCCGTGAGCTTTACACAGGCTATGAAATGATTGCACTTGAACGGCGTAATGGAATCAACAACAAACAAGGTGCAGACAGGAAAAACAAAATGTTCAAAGAACTTTTAATTGCCAATTATCCGATTGAACGAAAATTCGCAGAGGCTGAAGGCCGGGCTTAGCTCGTCCGAAATGCCGTTTAAGGCGAATTTTCAAGAAGGAGAAATTTTATGCCGGAATCGATAGAAATAAAGGTTGATGATAAAGAAATACAGCAACTTTTAAAAAAGTTAATTTCCAAAGCTGAAAATCTTCGTCCGCTTATGAAAAATATTTCAGGAATTATGCTGGACTCAGTAGAGGAAAATTTTGAAAAAGAAGGACGACCGGATAAATGGACTTCACTTGCCAAATCTACAATAAAACAGCGGACTAAAAAAGGATATTGGCCCGGCAGAATATTACAGGTCAGAGGTGAACTTGCTGCTTCAATTACGAGCAAATCTGATGATAATTCTGCCGTAGTCGGTACAAATAAAGCTTATGCTGCTATTCATCAATTAGGGGGTAATACAGGCAAAAATAAAAAGATTGAAATTCCAGCAAGACCTTACTTGAAACTTGGTGAACCCGAATTAAATGATATTAAAACCTCTGTGCAAAAATATTTTCAAGAATAATTAAGGATTTACAGGATTAGTTGACTGCAAAGCAGTGCAAATAGTGGTAAGCTTACTTGCCCAGCCTATTGGCAAGCCTCCAATATTATCCTGTTCAATGTAAATTCGAGTTAAATCTTTTAATCTGTTTAAAAATTTCTCGTTAATATTATCAAGTTTATCAGCATCCTTTTCATCAGGAAGTCTTAATTGGAACCTGAAATAGCAATCAGGTGGCAATATTTGCTTAAGTTGATATTCAACAGTAGTGCTGTTGCCATCAAAAAAAGTAGGGATAAGCGGTCCTGTTACCCAGTTTATTGGATTCCAGTTTTTAATTTCATCGTAAGTAATGGACGAAGTTGCAGAGCCTGTCCCTAAAGACACAACAATAATTTTTTTAGAAGCAGGATCAATCCCTGATTTTTTAAGAAGTTTAATAACTTCAACATAAGCTGACATTGCCGGGTTATTAACAGCAACACCGCCATCAACAAAAGTTCTTGTTCCATTGATTCTATATGGTTCAAAATATGTCGGAGCTGCAGATGTGGCTCTTGCAATATCTTTTAGAAATATATTATTGTATTTATTATCATAATTGTTAAAAAATACTGTATTTCTGCTTTCCATATCATAAGACGGTATTAAAACAGGGTTAAGTGAATCTTTAAGACAATAGTTTTCAAGCTTTGTGCTTAAAACACTTTCTATTCCTTTGCTGTCATATTTTTCACCTTTAGTAAGAATATTAAAAATGTTTTTCTTGAAAATCTTTTTAGCATCATCTCCCTGATAAATCTTGGATATTTGTTCTGCCGGAAGAGGATTTGGCCTGTTTAATAAAAGGGTTAAAATCCCGCCGGTTGAAGTGCCTGCGAAAAAATCAAATAATTGCGAAATTTGACCGCAATTTTTCTCAATTTCTGCAAGCAATAAAGCCGGAATAAGTCCCCTTATTCCACCGCCGTCTATTGATAAGATTTTAATTGTATCTTTATGTTCAAACATGTTTATTAACCTATAGTTTTAATAAAATCCATCAACTTATACACACGATTAAGCCAACCAAGAAGGAATTTTTGCTGATTTCCATGTCTGGCAAATTCAACATATTTTCCTATTCTGGCAAGCAAAAACTTTTCTGGATTTTTGTATTCTGCCGCTTTTAAGAATTCTTTTACTCTGCTAATCCCCATATTAACAGCCGTATCAAAAGCAATGACGGCAAATACAGGTGTCATTTTGTGGCAATTTGCCTTAAGCCAGTAATTGTTGTAATAAATTTCAGAAACTTCTGTATCAGAAATGTTTTTCACACTTTGCACAGGTTTATTATGAGATTTACGATAAGCATCATAAGTCCCTTGTGTTATGCCTTTGTTGGTGGCACCGCCACGATCGTCAGGATCATCGACATAACCGCCTTCTGAATTAAGTACAAAATGAAGTGCTTTATTAAATAAATCCATAATTAACCCTTTATTTTATGTAGGTTTAACAGGCCAGACAGGATTAAACGGATCACAATGAGAAGGGAAATCTTTTAAAGCCTGTTTATAAGCCTTCCATTCCTGCTTTTTCTCAGGTATCATCGATTCCCATTTTTCAGAATTGCAATATTTAATGTCAGCTTGATCCAACAGTTCATCCCTTTTAATTCTTATTGAGCTTAAGGCTTTTTGACGGTCAGCTTCAGGTTTTTTATTTTCAAACTGATCAAGATCAATATCATCATAAACCTTAATGCCGTCTATAATTTTATATGGTATATCTACAGACTCATCAAGTAATTTCCAGTCAATATTAGGGCTTAAACCTTGTATTTGGGAATCACCGGAAATATCATTTTCTTTATAATCCTGAACATTCTCAATTACTTCAACTATTTTTTTATCTTTTTTTTGAAATAATATTGCTTTCATTAATATATCTCCTAACTTGTTGTTCTATTTCCACTTGCTGTTATAGTTCCGGTTCCTGCATTGTTTAAGGAACCTGTTCCATAAGCATTACTGTCTATGAAATCGTTATTGCAAACAATATTTTTATCACAAGTGGAATTCGATATATTTATTCCATATTTTGGCTTAGGACTACTTGCTGTTGACCTTAAAGTATTATTCTGAATATTATTATAATTACAATTTGTATCTAAAATAATATTGCTGTAGGTATTATCAGTTGTTGTTCCATTTCCAATGCAAGTATTTCCTGCAACATCATTGCTGTTAGAACCGTTATAGATGTAAATACCGTGCTGGTTGTTATTATTACAGGTATTGGTTGAAATTTTATTATTGGAAGCAGCCTGGTTAGAAATTCCATACTTATAGTTATTATTGCAGATGTTTCCAATAAAATTGTTATTTGAACCATAGTTTAAAATACCACTGTCAGCTTCGTTGTAAGAAAAATGAGAATTGCTGACACTGTTATTTGTGCTGTCTGCATCGATATAAATTCCATTATTTGTATTATAGTCAGAAATACTTGAATTTATAATATTGTAATCTGAATTCACAAGCTTAATTCCGGTATCGTTATTGGTTATGTTACAGGAATCAACAGTTATACTTGAACAATTATCCAATAAAATACCAAGATTTCTGAAATTTATGATAAATACTTTATCAAAATTGGAATTTTTGACTAAATCAAAATTAACGGCATTTTGAGTACCCGAAGTATTATTCAGTATATTTCCGTTAAGAGATAAATTAGACAATTTACAGTTGAAATTACCATAAGTTGTATCTGAATTTACAATAAGGTCTATATCAGAATTTAAGCCGTCTTTAATTTTCAAGATTGTTCCTGCGCCTTGTCCTTCAAGGGTAATTCCTGATTTTAGAATTATTGAATCATCACATTCGTAATTACCTTCCATTAGTACAATTTTGCCGGTGTACCCCATAATGTCAAAAACATCATCGATTGCAGGAAGAGAATCACCTGTAAAGTTTTCGATTTTAATAAGTTTTGTACTTCCTGTATAATCAGTGATTAACCCTGTTTGACCTTCTTGAGTCCCTGAAGTGAATTTTATATTACAGCCGTTATAAATATCGTCATTGACATTGAGGCTGCTACTATCAGAAGTCATAGAGAAAGAATCAGCCTGTCCGAGACTTAATTCACCTACGGCTACATAATTTGCATGACCGTTATTTTCCGTAATATCAAGTTTATAGTACAAATAGTCTGTATCATTGGCAAAACTGAAGACTTTAGTTTCTGCTTGAGTCCAATCGGTTATATCTGTCTGAGTATCAAGAGTTGTCCAGTCAGTTCCGTTATTTGATCCTTTTAATGTCCAACTTGTAGGGCTTAATGTTTGATCGGATGAGTTTATACTTGATATTGCATAATTCACTAATGTTTTTGCTGATGTAAATTGATATTCTAAATATCCTGTTGTAGCATTAGCTTTCCAACAATCATATTGATCTGTATTTGTATGGTTTAATGCTCTCCAAGCATCATAGGAAACTTGTTCAAATAATTCCCATTCAGTAATACCTACATAACCACCCCCATTATTAAGGGTAACATTTATCTTATAATATACATAAGCTGTTAAATTAGAAAATGTAAATGTACGTTTTTCACTAAGTGTCCATGATGTTTGATTTATCTGCGTATCAAGAGTTATCCAGTTTACTCCATCATCTGAACCTTGCAATGTCCAGTTTTTGGGACTTCTGGTAGTACCTACGGGATCCCCTGTTATTGTATATTTAACAATAATATACGCTGATGTTAACTGATATTGCAACCATCCAGTTGTAGTATTAGTTAACCAATAAGTAGCATTAGTTTTGTCCATAGCGTTCCAAGCTTTACGAGCATTATCAAATTCACTACTAGCAGAAACTACACCACTCGGAGTCGTGTTTGATGTCATTGTTGGTATTATATCGCTAGTTCCAATATAAGTATTAACAGAACTGACAGATGCAGTTCCACTCGGAGCTGTATTTGATGTCATTGTTGGAACTTGGTTGTTTAAAATAACAGAAACAGCACTTCCGGAAACTTCAGTACTTAAAGGCATTGCATCTATCGCATCATTAATAGTATCTTGAGCGTTTGTAGCATCATCCGGCACAACAAAATCAGCACCGCCTTTATTTAAAGAATTATTTGCTGCAACAACTTTGGTAGCCGAGCTATTAGGTAATGTTTGCTGATTATTTGATTCAATATTTACTGTAGGAGCTGCACTACCTAGGATATCAGCATAAAGTTCTCCGGATATTCCTCCGGATAAACTCATTATTGACGTTGCAGTAACAAAGCCGGTTCCGTCACTACCGTCAGCAAGTGAAACACTTACAAGAGTAGATGCATCCTCATCAGCTTCTATCGCTGTTATAAGATCATTTGCTGTGGAATTTATATCACCACTTCCATCTGTGCCAAGGTTTACAGTTATTGCAGTACCTGTTACAGATATATTTAGTTCCTGATTTATCTCGCCGGGATCAACGTAACTTACTGTTATATCATTCGCATCATCACTTGCTTCTTTACTTGTATAGGTCAGGTCATTATTATCGCCTGTCAAATCTGTAGTTAATGTTGCAAAGTTCCCTCCGGCATATTCCCTGCAAACTAATTCCATTTGTCCATCTTGCGCTTCTGAAAGTTTAACAATTATCATTTTCTTATTTTCATAGCCCAAAAATGTACTGGTAATTTCTATTACATCACCGATAGACCTGTCTAATGCTGCTTTTGTTGTTCTAAAGGAAATGAATTTCTTGCTGGTATTTGCCTGATTAAGATAGAACCATGCAAGCCTCGATGCTTGTTTAAAGTTTGTTACTCCATAAGCTTCAATTTCCTGAATTATAGGAGGGTCGCCTATAAATGAATCCGCTTCGGCTATTGCATAAACTCTAGCATAGTCTTTAGTTGGATCAATATATCGAACTTTTACTACATCGCATCTTTGATATTTTGGAGTTGACCAGAAATATTCACTTCCGCCGATGATATTGGCTGGAGTAAATGATTGAACGGAGGAAGCATCTTGCTCAATTACAAGAGCTAACTTATCGCCTTTATAAAGAAGATAGCTTCTGCAGGCAACCAGCATTTCATTAAGCCACTCATTTCTTGATTTTCTTTCATCAAGTATAAGATTAAGTGTGTATCTTGTATCTTTAATAACCATTGTTTGAGCGCTAAGCGTACTGGAAAAATTTGAATCTACAGTTAAAGAGGTATTACTGCTTACTGCTGTAACTATTTTATCTACAGTGTTTACAGTAATTTGATCTCCTACTTTTACTTCAGTAAGGAATTTAGTTCCTGTTCCGGTTACTGTACTTGAACCGGAAGTTACTTTAACGGTTCCGGTCGCATTTACAGGATTAATTTTTTCATCATAATAAGCCGCAGCAGCTATAAAGCTTTGCATATCCAAATCATCTGCGGATAAGCCGCAACCGCTATAACAAGTTATAAAATCAAGAATACACCATGACGGATTATTGGAATATTTTGTTGTATAAGTTGAAATATCTGTATAAACATTAATTAATTTGCCGGTAATATTGGCGGTAGCATTCATATATGTATTGCTTACTTTATTACTTGCCGTTACGCTTAAAGCAAGATATGCGTTATACTTCAATCCGCCAACTACAGCCGCTTTGTCGGTTTGAGTTGTTCCTGTAACTCTTGAATCAATATCTTGAGTTCCGTTGCCGACATAAGCAGTATAACTGCAACCTGAAAGACCGGAAATAACATTATCATTAATTTGTACATCTGAAAAACTACTGATTTGTCCTTCTGAAAAGCAAACTATTGCAGAAAATGAACTACTCCCGGAGCTTTGCCAAATTTTGTTTCCGGCAGATTTGACTTGACCATAGATTATTGGTACGCACAAAGCATTATTTGCTGTTGTTTGAAGTGCCCCAAATCTATAGACAGGACTCTCAAAGTCAAAGCTTAGATTTTTTCTTGTTAATATTGTCATTTTTTTACCTCTTTTTATATTTATTTGTAATAACTTACAAAACCTTGATTAGAATTAGATGTATTATTAGTGACCACCGTTCCTGAAACAGAAGTTGAAGAAGTTCTGCTTGGGGCAGAAGGTGGATTATAAGTAGCATCCATTCCATTTGGACCAGAATCCCCACCACCAGTTAAAACATCAAATAGCCAACCCCAAAATCCTTTTTTGGGCGGAGGTGGCGGTGGTGCTTTTTTCTTGCGAACAGTTGCAGGCTGAGGGAACATCTGTGGCGGCGGGGGTGCATCAATATAAGCCCTTCCTGCAATAACAGAATTGGCAGTTTTCGGTGTATTTTTATATGGATTAAGTTCTCTCTCTAAAGCCTTTAATCTGTCTTCATCGTTAAGTATTAGTGTCCTGTTTCTTGGGTCGTAATATCTATCCAAATCCCTATGCTTATTAAGTCCGTATTTTTCTCTTAATTCATCGCCTGATGATTTTTTAGGAGTTTTTATTTTTGCTCCATATGCCGGAGTTCTAGTATACAAAAAGTCAGCAAATTTGCCTCTTAGAGAATATTTCTCTAATTGATGTTCATAATATTTATTAGCTTCATCATATTTTTTCAATTGGTCTCGACGATATGCTTTTTGGTCTTTTTTTACTAAAGTATTTAATAGTCGGTTAAATGGAGTATTTTCCCAAAAACCCTCTGGGTTCCATGTCGGATCATCAACATGTTTGGGGATTTCATATCCTGCTTGATATAAAGC